CGCTTCCTCAACCTCGGCACGACGCTCATCCATCGCGTCCCACAGGAACTCGTTCGGCGGGATAGGACGGCCAAGCCAACCCTTCTCCGGGTTCGGACGCGAAGGCCAGCCGTAATGCACGGGACCGGCATAAGGAACGAGCTTCTTACCAGCACGAACGACACCTGCCCGCGACGAAGCACCTGATCGCAGCGAGTCACGCAACGCACCAGGCTTCGTAGTCGAACCGCTGTACCGCGACTGATACCCGGTTCGGGCGGTCTTCGATGTCTCCCAATACGGCTTGTTGGAAATCACCGACCGGTTCCCGGATCGGACCGGAACCTTCGGCTTTGCCGCCCTCTCCACAATCTTCGCAGATTCGAGGTGGGCCTGCTTCAGCTCCGCAACCGCATCTTTGCCGATAGCACGCAAAGCCTTCTCAACCTTGCGCTGGTTGACGACTCTCAGGGCGACAGTCTTATCGGCCACGGTTGGCCTTCTTCCGCTGCTTGTTCCGCTCGTTCATAACGGCCACGATGGCCTTCAGCATGTGAGCGTCTTCAAGCAGGTACCGCGGCGGAATACCCGTCTCTACAGCAACCTGCGCTACAAGCCAGGTTACTGACTGTCGGACAAAGGGCGCTCCGCAGCCTCCACCATCTGCACGTCCACAAGGTTGTCAAGCCAAGCGTCGAACTCGCCGTGACCGCCCGACGCCTTCCAAGCGAGCCAGTAGATGTGCTCCACCTTGTTCTCTTGGAAGGCACGACCGATCCCGGTCTGGAACTGCCGCTCGAACTCGACCGACACCTTCGGGGTGACCGGAACGTTCTTCTCGCCGTCCTTAGTGACGACACGCAGGTTGAGGCCGAACATTCAGTCTCCTATCAGGCAGTCGCTCGGGTCACAGCACCAGAAATCGGCCAGGTCACCGACGCCGTAGCCAGCTCGCCGATGGCACCCGACACGGGGGTCCACTCGGTAACCAGCACGGTGCCAGTCCACTTGGGGTTGGTCGCGGTCGCCGCCGTCCCGTTGGCAAGCACCTCGAACGCCGCCGTACCACCGACGAGCGGGTTGATGGTGTCATCAACCGACGCCGAAGCGAAGTCCTGATGGAAGTCCAGAGACAGGCTGTTGTTGGCAAGGCCGCCGGTACGGGTGCGTGCGGTGTCACCGAACGCGGTCGTCTCGACCTCCTCAACCTCCTGCGACAGCTCGACCGACGCGATGTGGTCCGACAGGTCAACGCCGCCGATCTTGACCACCGCGTTCGTCAGAACGATGCGGGCCATGTGTTAGTCCTCCTGCCCCGTAGCGGGGTCCGGGTCCGGCGCAACCGCCGGGTTCTTCTTGGTTGTCGCCTTCACCGGAGACAGGTGATTTCCCGCCACCAGCGCCTCAATGTTACACCCTGCGAGGTCGTCTGCCCCCACGATGGTCCCTGAAGGCCACGCCATCCGGTCTGACAGAACCTTCCAGCTCATGCGTACACCTCCACGACGAACTCAACCCCGAGGAACAGCGTCTCCCCATAAAGTACCTGCCCGTAGGAACGCATCTCGGTGACACGGGATGTCTGTGCCGCCCCTCCCAGCGTCGGATCGGCGAACAGCGCCTCCTTCACCGACGTAGCCCCCGTCACATACGGGTCGATGTTGTTCTGCGCCGTCCGCTCGTCCGCACGGGACACCAGCACCTGCACGACGAACGTGTACCGGTCGGCACCACGGCGGGCGGTCAGGTCGTACTCAACCCGTTCTGGCATCACCATCGCCACAGGCGGCTTCGGGTCGTCCAGCATCGTTGCCGAGGTCCGCAGCCCGGAGATGGACGACAGGGTCGTAGCGATGCCCGTGCGGATGGCGCTGACCGTCGCCATCAGAACCTCAGACGGCGGTACGGGCCGAGCAGCATCCCCACATCAGGATCCATCTTGAACGACACGCGCATCGCACCCATGTCTCCGAACCCTGCCACGCCCAGCGGCGAGTCAAGACGGGCAAACAGGCGGGACGCCTGCATGATCGTGGCCTGCTTGACCGCCGTAGGAACCGCCGACCAGCCGTAGGTCGCCTCCACCCGGACGGTCGCCCGACCCCACTCGATAGGCCAGTAGCCGTCCTCCAGCGGGATCAGCGACGTGTACGGCCACGTCAGACCGGACACCTCCTGGTTCACCGGCTCTGGCTGATAGTCCGTCCCCGATACCAGAGTGGTAGCGAACGTCCCGTCAAGGTCGTCGTCAATCTTGACCGACACGATGGTCGTGGCGTCGTCAATCGGGAGCCTCTCCAGCATCCCAGACGGCACATAGTCCTTCGTGGCGGTGCCGGATGCGGCGGCGAAATCACGCTCGCAGTACCCGTCGATGAACCGGGAGGCGGACTCCACGGCGCTCGCCAGCAGCGTGTCGTCCACCGAATCGGTGATCCGAAGCGCAGCCTTCAGCTCGGCAGTAGTGCAGTAGTTAGCCACGGCAGCCTCCTAGGCTCTGCGAGGATACCGGCGGCCTACCAGCGTTGGTCTGCCAGCCGCCTGCGCGACACCGGTTTCTCGCCCTTCCCGAACGGTAGGGAGAACTTCTCGGCCCTCGGCGGGCCGCCCCATTTCTCCAGATAGTAGGCGGCGTTCAGCCGGAATGTGACATCGTTGCGGGCGGCAAGGGCGGCGTCGGAGTTGATGGTCGAGGACGTGTCGTGACGGGTTGTGGACTCTAACTGCTCGTAGTCAACCCCGGCGAGGAACATTCGCCGCTGGTAGTCGTTGTCCTCGAAATACATCGGGTGGAGGTTCTCATCGAACCAGCCGACGCTGTCCACGCAGGCCGTGTTCAGGCCGAACGCTCCGAACTCGAATACGGTGGCGAACGCGGGACGTGATTCCCCATCCATCCTGCTGGCAAGACGCTCCAGGTCGCCCGCCCCGAACTGGATGTCGGCGTTCACGATCAGCCACCACGGGCCTGCCGGACGGTGCCGGATGATGTGGTTCCACGACCCGCCGCAGCCGAGGTTGAACGATGGTTGCGAGAACGTCACGCTGCGGATGTTCCCGTTCGCCCCAGCGGCGGCCCAGAGCCGATCCACCGTCGGACGCTTGTTCTCCGCGTTCACCACCACCAGCAGCTCGTCCACCGGATAGTCGATGGACGCGACCATGCGTGCCGCCAAATCCTCACGGTTCAGAACAGGCACGCCCAGCAGAGGAATCACAGCGCAGCGTCCTCCACGATGTCGCGCAGCGACCGTGACGGCTCCCAGCCGAGCGCCAGCGCCTTGCTCGCATCAGGGAACTTCTCCGCAGCCTCAACGAACTGCGGGCCGTGCAGGTCGGTCGGGTCCACAAGGTTCCACACGCCGCCGTGGACCGACACGAACAGGTCGGCAAGGTCGGTCATGCTGATCGTGTTCTGCGGGTTGCCGAGGTTCCACAGGCCACGGCTGCCGTTCTTCCACACCGTCCACATTCCGGCGACGATGTCGTGAACATGGGTCATCGCACGCCGCTGCGTTCCCGGCGCGTACACCGTCAGCGGCTGCCCCGTGCGGACCTGACCCATCCAGCGTGGCAGGACGAACCCGCCCTCCGGCTTCTGTCCCGGACCCGACACATTGAACGGACGGATGATGCGAGCGTCCAGCCCGTCGGTGTTCTGCATCATCACCTCAACCGCCAGCTTCGCCGTCTGGTACTCCAACCGTGCCGAGAGCCTCGTGGACACCCGGCAGTCCATGTCCTCCGCGCAGAGGCCAGCGTCCCCGCCGCCGTACACCTCGCTGGTCGAAACATGGATTAGCGGCACTCCGCACTCTGACGCGATGTAGGTGGCCTTCTCCGCGCCCCGGAACACCTCTCCGGTGATGCGGCCTGCCTGCGACATCACCCCGACCGGGCCGACCGGCGACGCAAGATGCCACACCCCAGCGAACGGCTCGTCTGACCACCAGTAGCCGATGTCGGCCACCGCAATCTCAACATCGTCGCGCCACGCACCCTCCGAACGGTGGTCGTCAACGATCAAAACATCCTCGCCCTTCGCGAGCAGCAGGTCAACAAGATGCTGGCCGATGAACCCCAACCCGCCAGTAACGAGATGTCTCATTCTCCCTCCAACAGCGGCACCCACCGCTCCTCGAAGACCTTGTCGGCCTGGTAGTCCTTGGCGAACTCTGCCGCTTCCTGCGAATGACCGCCGCCCTGCTGGTAGGCCCACTCCAATCCTTCCACAATGGAACCGATCAGCGGCGTGGCGAACCATTGCCCCTGCGCCGGATTCCAGAACGGCTGCACCTCTGCACAGAACCCGTCCCCGACCAGCTCCGGCTGCGACGAAAAGTTCGACACGATCACGCGGGTACCGCAAGCCTGCGCCTCCAGCACCGTCAGACCAAAACCCTCGCCCATCGTCGCTGCCAGCAGAACGTCCGTCCGGGTCATCATCTGCGCCATCCGATTCTGCGGCACGCCAATCCGCAGGTCGTACTGGTCAGCGAACACCACCTGCTCCGGCGGAATACCCGCAGCCTTCACAAGCATCATTATGTCGATCCCGAATGGTGGGCGAACATCCGTGTGGATGTAGAGCAGCGCGTC